TGCAGTCGCTTTTGCAACAGCCATAATCTGGACATACCTGATGCCATAGTTGGAAGCAGCGTACAGGTCAGGAGTCATCGCCCTGTCCGCATCAGTCGATGTATTTATCTCTGCCGTTGTTGCAAGTTCAAGTGCGCCCTTTGCGCTGGTTGTACCTTGCGCCATGTAGCCAGCAGCTACGGCAGTACCCTGCCATACACCTGTTCCGATTGTGCCTACTGTTGTTATCTGTGACTGAGCAGCATCTACGCTTAGAACGCTGCTGGAAGCACTAAGACCCGTACCGGCAAACAAAGTTGCTAAAGCGGTCGTTGTAGTTTTCTGTTCGTTCGCTCCATCGGAGTCCAGCGTGGAGAAGAAATCTCCGTCAGCCGGAGTCACGGTACTCAGTTCTGAAAGGTCGAGAGTAAGGGTTACGCCCCCGCTGGAACCGCCACCTGAAAGACCTACGCCCGCAGTAACTCCTGTGATATCTCCTGTAGTTGGAGTCTCCCATGTAGGAGCAGCACCTGCGCCGCCAGAGGTCAGGACATCTCCGCTGGAGCCGTATGTAGCCCCGCCAATACCCAGTTCACCCTGACTGGTAAACCTGAATTTCTCAGTGGCAGCCTCAGAATGTCCTGTATAGAAAATCAGGTCAGTCGCGTTTAGGTCAGCAGCAAAAGTGCCTTGTGCTATGGCCTGAATAGATGCAGCAATTTCTATCGCATCTGTTCCACCTGCCTCATGCGGTGCCTGGAAGTCGATCTTCCCTATAACGTCGTTTGCATTAACAACTGTGTTAGAAGTAGCGAGAAGAAGCTTGCCTGTACTGGTAGTTGCATCAGCAGATGCACCCATTATCCTCAACTGATCTGCTGACTCGTCCCATTCCAGGTACGCACCGGCAGATGCTCCAAAGAACTTCACATCATGGCTGGTGTCATCCACGCCGACAGTTAGCGTCCCAAGCACAACCGTGTCTTCTATGTTCGATGTACCTGCTACGTCCAGATCAGTACCGACATATAGTTTTTTGGCGATACCAACACCGCCGTCGGTATGGAAGGAACCGGAAGTCGTATTCGTCGCGTCAGTAGCCGTGTCAATACTTAGCTGTGCGGTACCGGAAAGAACCAGATCGTCTTCAGATTGATCCCAGAGCATGAAAGCACTGCTTGTATCTCCGAAGAACTTTACGTCATGCCCTGTGCCATCAGAACCAACCGTTACCGTTCCAGAAAATGTACTTGCGCCAGAGAGGGTTACGTCAAGAGATAAGGCGTTTATCTCGCCTTCCATGTAGGTAGCAAGAGTCTCAACGGTGGTCATCCTCATCGTGCCGCCGTCGTTTATAAGGACACCATCGCCGTCTGCTATTGCAGTTGTACCTCTGGCAGTACCACCGTCAATCAGGTTTAACTCTGCCGGAGTTGCAGTAATAGCTGTGTCGCTGTCTGCTGCCAGAACTGCAAGCGTACCTCCCACATTAGGGATAACGACTGTACGATCCGCTGTCGGATCCTCGATTGTCAGCGTTGTCTCGTATCCGTCTGCCGTTGCGCCTTCAAACACAATAGCGTTCGCTGCGTTCATGGTCACAGTGTCAACGATTGTCTGCGTTCCGCTAACAGTTAGATTCCCGGTGACAGTCAGGTTGTCTGCAACGGTTACTTCTGAGGTAGTGTGACCGATGGTTACAGCAATGCCACTTGTTTCAGTAGCTATCTTTAGCGCGCCAGTTGCGTTCTTAATATAAGAGTTTGTGCCGTCATGGTAGAGAACCATGTCACCAGCAGCGAGTGACCCGATTTTTAACTCTGTACTGTCGTTAAGGTGCAGGGCATCTTCGGACTCGTCCCACAGCAGGTACCTGCCAGAGGTCGCGCCGTACATCGTAACGTCCACACCTGTGTCGTTCTCTCCAAAGACAGCAGCCCCGCTCACGGTCAGCCGTGTGAGGTTTATCCCGTTAGCTGCCTTTATCCAGCGGACAGCAGCACCAAAGGTAATCTTGATATCCATTGGGTACTGGGATTCGTCAGTAGTGGTTATATCCCATCTGCCGTTTGCGTCGGTCGTGTCTGTAAGCCCGGAGATGGCTGAAGTAGCGTTATCCGCGCTGGTGTAGGCGACAACCGCTGCGTCCTGAACGGCGTTACCCGCGTTGTCGAATACAAATCCTGATAGCGTTACGGATGTTGTTGCCATATTTTTTCCTACCTAAACCTCGAACGGTCTACTCCTGCAAGTGCATCAGCCACGATGGCCCTGGCGTCGTCTATTAAATCATCCTCGTCCACGAATATAAGCCTTATCCCAAGTGTTGCCAGATATTCTCTTGTAAGTATGTCCGACTGTCTAACCGCCGCACCCTTCTCGTAGTGATAAAACACTCCCTGTACGTTTATCGCAATATCGGGCGGGTTGTAAATCTCGAAATCTATAACCCTCCCCCCCTTATCCTGCCTTCCCCCTGCCAGTTGTGACTGATACCTGAAGTCTATATCAGGCTTGAGTCCCAGTTTTAACAATGCCTGCCAGCAAAGGTATTCAGGACCACTTCCTGCCCACCATTCTGGCGTGGGGATAGCCTCGATTGCCTCAGCCATTATGTCTCAACCAGTTGTAACTGTATCTGCGCCCTTTCATCTAATCCGGTGAACTCGAAACCGGAGGCACTTACAAGATCCACGTAGTAAGACCTGTCCGAGTCATCGTCCCTGTAAGTAAACGGAACAAGCGTATTGGTGTTGATAACGGTCGTTATATTGTCCATCATCTGCTTCGGCGTTTTTCCCTTGAACGGCTTCGCCGTGTCGATATTGACGCTGAAGCCGAACTTCGGCGGGATCTTCTCTCGCCACCTTAATTCAATCAGGTTCAGGTCAGGGCTGTTAGCAGCATTATTGGTAGCAAGGGCGGCCTTGAACTTAATAGAAGAGAACTCGACACCCGCGCCGGAAGCAAAATCATAGGTCGTAGTGCCGTTAGACGTAATCGTCCCTAATGACGTATATGTTTCGGTAAAGTCCGTAGCAAACGAGATCGCTATATTCACGTTGGAAGAACATCCCGACGTAACGGCGCGGAAGCTGATCGCAGTCTTGTTACCCGCTGCGTCCCCACCGTCAAACCACGGTGTCTCAAGCGTCCCGCCCCCGGTGTCGTACTGGAAGTCGGTGATCTCGTCAGGATTTATAACATCAGGAGACAACTCGATCCAGTACATCACCGCACCAGTCGCAAACCAGAGCCGGTACTCGTTATATGGGCTGCCCACAGTACCTGCCCTAAGCCCGGTATTGTTCCCTCCTGTCCACTTAACCTCCCAGGACTGCTCGTTATAGCCCAGTATCGTAGAGGTTCCCTTACCGCCAACCACGCTTGAACCGTCAGGCAGGATACCGTCGCCGGTCACTATGTCGAAAGTAACTTCAGCGATATCGGCGTTCACGAGGGCGATCAGGTCGTTGTGTGTCCCGATCAGCTTCAGTATCTGGCCCTGATAGGCACTTGGGACACCGTGGTCACGGTCGAATCCGACAAGGCTTACGACAGCCGTATTTGCACCTGTCTGGTACTTGTAGATAGCGTTGCCTGCCGGAAAGTAGATAGCATCGCGCCACACTATTGCGCCTGTTCCTGACTGCGTGTGGAAAGGAATCCTTAACTCTGTCTCCTCCCACCTGTTATTAGTCTCATCGTAAGCCCACAGCCCAACCTTGGTAGCAGCATAGATAATCGGACTGCCACCGGCGTCCCGATAAACAATCAGGGATGTCACATAGCCGTTAGGTAAGGGCAACTGTGCCTTGAGTGTTGGTGTGTTGGTAGGCCCTGATGCCCAGTTTTTCAACACGCCTGCTTTGCTTATGCCCCAGAGTGTCCCGTGCCAGATCGTAAAGTAATCGACCTTGTCCCCGGACGCTGTTTTATTCGTTGCGGATGTACCGTTAGTTGTATATGAGTACCCGGTATCACCCTGGGCAAAGATGAGGTAACTCGTAGGAGTAGTATCGGTAAATACAATCGTCTGAGATGTAGGGTTCGTCAGGGTAAAAGCTAAGGTATCCCACCCGTCGTCAGTATTTGTATACCTGTATAAATCCCCATCTCTAAATAAGACATAAATGTTTGATGAGGCCTCGCCGGTTACCTGAAACTCGGTAATGTTATTAATCTCACCTGTATTCTCATTGGTTACTGCCGTCGGCTTTCTTGGAAGAAGAACGTGTCCCTTGAATCTGGTCTGACAGTTAGTCCACCATGCCCTGTCAACAGATCCCGGGTCTAACCCACGGTTCCAGCCGATACCGCCACGAAAGTCGTTTTGCGTGAGGATAGAAGCCCTTGGGTCAGCACCGCGCTGGGTGTCACCGATGGTAAATCTCGGGGCAGCGATGCTCACGAGCGTCTTGCGTACCGGCCCTGCAATCCTGTATCGCTGGCTGTTCAGCAGGATTTCACTCTTATCTATAACGGAAGCCATCAGTCCACCATCTTGGTGCCGGGCCTGAGTGCAGGCAGTGAGCGTTCTGCCTGGGCTGCCACGCCCTCGTAGAAGGCGGCTCTCCTGTCGCTGTCGTCAGGATCGGTCGTCCTGCCCCTTGCGAGGCTGAACAGTGCCTTGCTCGTGGTGCGTGCAGCGACAAGATCCGGGTCTATGTTTGCCGTGTCTGAGTCAGCACTGAGGAGGGACGGCAGCTTGTACCCGATCAGTCGTATGAGGTTGTATCCCACTTCTTTCCGGGCTGCTTCCGTAAGAAACACTTTTCGCGCCTCACGGTCTATCCTGTAAGAACCCGACCACAGCCTGTTATGTACGGCTGACTCCGTCTGCACGGCCTTGATGTCGTTTATCCAGATATACCTTGAATTATCCCCCGAAACGTACTTAACTCCTACAGATGTAATAGCTGAGAGTTCTTCTGGGTTCGTAAGAGTCACCCTCATATACGTCCATGTTCTGGCATCAGCAGCAGGGATGTTAATAGTTTCCTTTGCACTGCTTAGTGCAGATGCTGCTGCTAAAACAATCGTTAAGGTTCCTGCAACATGAGCGTCGGAAGACTTGAACCAGAACTCAAGAGTATCGTACTTACGCAGATCTATGGATGTGATGTCTTTATATCCCATAGTTCCTGCGGATACGCTGCTTAGGGACATCCGTGTTGCGCTGCTGTGGGCTTTGAAATCCTCTGAGTCAGCAGTAATAGTTACACTTGTTCCCTGCGTCCAAGCGGTATTGGCTTCATCAACTCTTTTTCCAGAAAAATCAGACCTGTAGTCAATCTGGGATACCGCAACCATCGCAGACGGGATGTCGTAACGGCTGTCCCTGATATGCCCGTGGTTGGAGATGTCCTCGTCAATCACAAGGCCGCGTGCCGTCCGCTGGATAATCGAATCATTAATAAATTCGTGGATACGTGCAGGTGGATACTCAGACCTCCAGAACTCGTAGGAATCGTCGGAAGATGTAGAACCTGCTGCTGGCTTGAAGGTGAACGTACCGGTCGAACTGGTGTAATCCGTTACACGACGGATAACCCCGTCATTGGCACCGGAGGTAAATAAAATCCAGCCACCGTTATATTCGTCGTCCCCGCCAAGAGTGCTGGCATCAACGATTGTTGTGGAACTACCCGTGCCTGTTGCGGCACTTGCAGGCAACTGGTCGAGGTTAGCTGCAACGGAGCGACGTATCTGTTCTCTGGTCCTGCTTTGTATTGCAGCCACGATAACCTCTACTTGTTACTGCGCTTCTCTTTGCGCCAGTCTGCTATAGACCTCAACGCCCCTTTAAGGTCATCTTTTTTTCCTTTGCTTACAGCCGGTACAGGCTGTGCCGCCTTTGCTTCTTCCTCTGCCTGTTCAGCAGCCTTATGCAGAATCTCCTGCAACTGACTGCCAGTAAGCTTGCTTGCACCGGGAATATACACAGGCTGCCCGTTTGGACCGACGTTGAAGGTTTCCTCCTCCACCGACCCTATAACGCGCTCTAAATCAGCAGGAGGGCTGACCTGACGAAGGTTACGCCTTTGATTCCCTGCGGATACAGGAAGCCACAGCTTTGCCTTTGCCATGCCAGCCCTCCTAGATGACTAGAACTTGATTGCAAGGTCAATTAAAGCGTATTCAGTGTCCGCAGCAGCAGCAAGAACTGTTCCCACCCTGCACTCTGCTGAGTTGTCAGAAGCCGATGGGTCTACTGCACCGTCAGTAGAAGTATAAGCTTCGTTACCAAGAACAAGAGTCCCGCCAGATAGTACGGCTGCGGGTCCTGCGGTTTGGTTCCAGAAGTATTCTCCCGATGCAATATCGTGAGTTGGTACTCCCAAAGCTGGACCGTCAATGTCCGATGCATCCCAAACTTCTACCGAATGTCCAACAGGCTTGTGAATACCTGCTTGTGAATCAGTGGTTAGCGCAGTCTGAACCGAGTCATTGTCGTAAAGATCAATGGTCAAGGTTCCACTTGCAGTTGCTGAACTGTGGTCTGCGATTGTAAAAGTCTGACCTTCACCAGTACCAGATGAACCGTGGTCATTAATAAAAACGTAGCCATCTACATAGTCACCGCGAGTACCAAAGTCACCTGTGTACTTACCGCTGCCAGTGATAGCAGTAGTAGAGTTGGTGAGTTTGATCTGGTTTGCGCCAGCAGCAGCAGCAGCAGCAACAGCTAGGTCTGTTAGATGCCCTGATGATGTTTGTGAACCCATCGTTACTTTACCAGCCGTAATAGCTTCGGCTGCGTAAGAGTAATAAAAGACCCGTCCGTCGTTATAAACCATCTTTGTGCCAAGACGATGCTTTTGCGTCGTAGTGGCGGTCTTGTCGTATCCGGGTGAACCAGATACTACAGTTGGAAATGCCATTTTCTATTCCTCAATACCTGTTTACAGGCTGTCTAATTATCCTGCGATAAACCGATAAGTTTTAAAAGGCTCGGTCTATCGTTACGCCTTTTTCGAGACTTCCGCTGTCACCCTTGACTCGTCAGGGGCGGATGCCCCCGATTCGGCAAACAGTTCCGGCGCGACCTCTTTTTTTTCAGGAGGACTCTTGCGGAAGCCTCGCTCTAAGTATACGTCTTCATATGAAACAGGAAGATTGGGACATTCAACCCATTCATCCGAATCAGCTTCATATTTCCAGTAAGAGCGTTTTGTAACGCCCCTTACAGTCATACTTTGTAAGCCAGATTTAACCACAAGAGCCTCCTGAAAAACTAACTATGCGCTAGTTGATGGGTTTCCGATTTCGTACTGGATTGCAGCACCACGGGTGTCATCAACTTCAAAGACTGCATAGTCTTCGGTAACGACTACTTCAAACGCTCGCAGGGAAATGTCCCGCTCACGCTCTTCTCGCCTTGCCCTTGCAGCAAGATGACCCATAGCTGTTTTGTCAGCGATAACTCCATAACCAGAGTTATCGGTTACAGTTTGAATGTTTCCATCCTCGAAGAACGGAACGCCTGAAAGCTTAATGCCTGTCCAGTAATCTTTTACTGCTGGCTTATTGAAAGCGTCAGGGAGCGGGTAGGTAGCAAGAGTGTTACCTACATCAGTTGCCAACTTCCAAAGAGCATTAGGGTGGTGTACGACAAAAATGTCGGAACCAAACTGATCTGCCTTTGCGGTAGCAATAACTGCCGATGCGTTAGCAAGGGTAAAGTTTGCGTTGTCAGCACCAAGTTTTGTTCCACCGTTTAGGGTTGGAAACAAAGCAATGATGTCTGTGTCCTTCTTGCGAGCCATTGCGTCACCCATCTGGCGACCAATGATCTTGAAGACATCTTCGTTGTTCTGCTGGAGAAGGGTGTCGGTAATAATTACCTTCAGTCCCACTTCAGCGGTAGTAGCGGTGACAGTTGAAACATCAATGTCCTCGCTATCGACCATATCGCGACCCTCTACAAGGTCTTCTGCATCCATCTGTGCAACCTTGGGGATTGTGAGTTGGTAGTCACCCTTCTTGAGATTGAACTTCTCAACAAGCCCCACCATAGGAGCGTTATGCTCTTCGGTGTATCGGGCAGCCGCGAGCATAATTCGCGACATGTTTTGTAGATTCCCAGTGGTACTGGTTTGTACAGTAGCCATTTCTTATACCTCAGTTGAAGATGGTAAGTCCTAACTTCTGAGAAGCAGAACGTGCCATTTCTGTACTTATCGCAGGATCACCTGCGTTATATCTGTCTAAAACGTCCTCAGCGTTGGTAGGTGCTACATCAGCAGCAGGAGTGGCTCCGCTCATCTGCTGTCCCGGGGTTACCTGCTGGACTGTCTTTTCCAGCTTCGTAATCCTTGACAGTGCCTTCGCGTGCCTCTCCATAGACTGCGGGTCAGGGAAGTCCTGCAACTCGGCATAAGGAACGCCGTACTGTGACGACAGTTCATATGCCTTGGCAAGCTGTGTACGCGAGTTTAACTCGGTTTCAACCTGCCTTTGCCGGACCGTTACCTGTTCCGCCTGAACTTTCGCAACATACGCTTCTTTGGCAAGAGCAGCCTGCTGACCGCCAATTTGCTGTGCGGTCGTATCGTCCAGACCCTGATTTATGTATCGCTGGGTCAGTTCCTGACCGTATGCAGCTACCTCTGCCTCTAAGTTGTTGACATTGGTTTTCTGTTCGGCTAAAGCCCGCGCCTGCTCTGACTGCTGAAGCTGCGTTTCCATCTCTGCTATCCGCTTATCGGTAGCAGACTGGTACTTGCGAAACTCCTGGTCTGACTGTGGTGTAGTTCCTTCCGTACTCTGAGGTTCGGTCTGAGAATCAGTCTGAGGTGCAACCCCGATAGGTGTGTCTGCCGTTTCCGACAAATCCTGTTCGACCTCCGGTTCAGCAACTGCTTCTACCGGAGTTTCGTCAGGACTCGGCGGAACATCGGTAACCTCTACCGCGGATTCCGTTCCTGCATCATTTCGCTCAGTAACCATATTTTGTTTTTCTCCAGAACATGACACCGTCAGATGGCATATCCCGCTTTCGGGGTTTCACAAATAATAAAGCATCTATTTGTTATTGTCATTCAGCCTGCTCCCACCATCTCTCCGGGATCTCGGGGACTGAAGGTACAACTAACGGCCTCTCAATCTTCGGTTGAGATGCCTGATATTGATTTCGCAAAACATTTATTTTCTGGAATAAAACTATATTGGTAACTTCTGTCTTCTGAAAATCAGGCGGCTTGTCGAAAGCTAATTGTTTTATTCTGTAGACAAGTTCATCATCGTTTCTTGCAAGGTAGTCGTTTAATTGTTTCTGCTGAGGCACTGTAAGAGAATTATAAATCGCCTTGTGTTCTGCCTTTATTGCATCCCAATCCAAACTACCTTCAAGCTGCTCTCCTCTCCACGGAGTACTCGGAACTCGTTCGTCCCTGAGAGGAATTACTACTTCGTGCTTCCTATAGACGCTATACCACACGTTTAGAATCTTATCGAACTCCGACTTAGGGTCATGAACAAACGGAAGATCAAACCCTAGATCTCTTTGTAACTGGTACTTACGTCCCTCTGCCGTATTATTTATATCGCTAACTGTATCTACGAACTCAAACAACCTGCTCCTGATAGATATTTTTCCGCCGTCTTCATCAACATACCTGCCAAGACGGGGATGCCCAAGCGTGTCAATCAGGTCGAAAATATCCCTGCCTAAAACAGCACGGGCCTGACTTTGTGCATCGCTCTGTATTCGCCGTCTTTCCGTTCTGGATCTTGCACCTTTATCCTCGAAGCCTTCTACATCTCGCATGGCGCGACTTCTTATCAGGTCAAACTCTCTGTACTGTGGGCCAAGCACCGGGTCCTTTTCCAGTTGAGATTTCGCAAGAGTATCTAAATCTCCAAAAGGTTTACCAAACTTCTTGTAAACGTCGTTCTTGAACTTTTTGTATCTCGGGGCAAAGTCTTCCCCGACTATAAAAGCCTCGTATCCAGACTGGCGAGAGTCAAGAATCATATAAAGTTCATGGCGCATCTGAGGGTCCATGTCCTCTTCCATGTCAAGCAGGTCCCTGAGTTCCGAATTGCTCAAGGGAGTCGAGTAAGCACCGTAACTTTCTCCAAGCATGTCGAGTACAGATATACCACCCGATACGATATCGCCTTCCTTAAAATCGTTGAACCCCGGACCTATATATTCCATTGATTCATCTAACGCAAAAGGCCTCATATTAGTAGCGACATGCCCCATCACTTGCCCCGCCTTATACCCAAGTGACGCTTTCGGATTGTAAATTGGTGTCCCGTCAAATTTTTTGTTTCGGGCAAAATCTAACATAAGACTTGCGCCTGGAGCATTTATTGCCCGCTTTGCAAGACTTGCTATTTCTCCCGTCTTAGGAGTGATAGCAGCAGATGCAACCAGATTTAGTAACCCGTGCAGTGGACCAAAGACTGACCTGTCACGACCGCCTAGGTTTCGTATTTTCACGAAGTTCGGATTTACATAAAGCTTTCCTTCACGGTTTTTTATATAAAGCCTGAAGTCTGTTTCTTCTCCTCTGGCTTCATTAGCCAACACAGTCAAGATTGTTCCCCATCCAAGCACCCGAAGAATAGCGCGACGGGCGTACCTGTCCTGCATAGTTGCAAACTTATTTATTTTTGGAACCCTGCCTCGCAGCTTGTTGCCTACTATCGGAACCATATCCAGAGGCGCATCAAGATCCATCCCTTTCATTGCACGGGCAACCGTAAGCATCCTTGCAAATAAAAACTTGGTGGAATAGAAAATCCAATTACCTAAAGCAAATCTTCCATTAACAAATCCCGAAGAGGCATTTACATGATTCGCCATACGGCGAAGATCTCCTGCCTGAATCAACTCGTCTATCGTTCGTCCTTTTGCAAGTTCTTCAAGTAAAAGTTCTTGCGCCCGTTCTATTCGAGCAACATCCCCTGCTACAGAAAAAGCCCGTGATGCTGCCTGGAAGAATCCACCTACAGGCTTGCGAACACCGGGAATGTTAAAGCCTGCTTCGAGTATGTCGGAAGAAACATCTATTGGTTTACCAGATTGGTGTAAGCCAAATCTTCCAGCCCACTCGTCTGTAGTAAAAGTCCCTCTGGCTTTTGCAGCATCATTAAATTCTGTTGCCCATGAAGCATAGACACCTTCGCCACCCCAAGCCTTCAGAGATTTAACTGAGGCTTTATGCCATACCTTTGGAGAATCATAACCGGTAATAAGCAACTGGATACCCATTGCGGAGTTATCAGCAGTTGCTGTTGTTGCCCGCATAATACCGTTTGTTCCCTGAAGTGCTTCTTTAGCATATTGGGCTTTATCTTTAACTGTTACTGCTACTTCTTTATTAATTAAATCATTCGCACGATTAGCAAAGATGTCTGCAAACGAAACGCCATGAAGTCGCGGGAACTGTTCTTCGCCGCCGATTTCCTTTCGACCAAGCCGCTTTGCAATAGTTTGCATTTCATAGTCATATACAGATTTATAGGCTTTAAGTTCTGCCAGGAGTATCTCAAGGGCTTCTTCAGCCTTATTAAGTTCTGCGCCTTTTAGCGTTCCGCGAAGAACAGTTCTTTTTTTACCGAAAAGCGTTACGAGTTGATCTATGTCATCTATGCCCGGATCTTCAATAAAGCGATCCATTTCTTTAAGGGCTTTCTGGTTTTTCTGCTTAACAAGACCTTTCAATCGTGTAGAAGCTGCTCTCAATTTCGCCATTTGCTGAAAGACTTCTGGACTTTCTTCAATTACCAGTTCTTTTGCAGTACGACCTATCCTTATTCCGTCTTCATTCCTTATCGCCCTCATAGCTGCTGCAAAGAAATTATCTCCAACAGTTTGACCGGTGCTTTTTACAAGGGCATCAATCGCTTTTGGAAACGTAGAATATTCTGAGCCGTTAAGAATTGCTTCTGCCATCGAAGGATGTTCAGCAGCTTTTACTTGAGATTGTGGGACACCCAGCCTTTTTACAACGATGGTTCCTGAGTCAAGATCGTCTAGCTGTATGTTTCCGCGGGGAACATAGAACCCACCATCAATAATGTCTGGACGGAGTCCAAGTTCTCGCCCGGACTCCTCTAAAACTTTCTTATGTGGAGCAGTTATTTTTCTGAGTTCTTCGAGGGCTTGGATCTGCTCTCGATTCAGATGCGGGAGAAACCTGGGTAACCGCGCGGCAACATCCTGAATTGTGGGTGCTGCGCCTCGCAGGGACGCATCAATGTTTATCAGGCTTTGGATCTGGCCGTTCTTATCGGGCTTAAAGGCACGTTTTACTTTTGGTGCAATCCTTAGAGCCTGAGAAGCGGCAAGTTTCTCTGCGTTATTTATAACTCTTGTGCGAAGGTTCCACAATGCATCCACAACGTCAACATGCACAAGACCCTTTGCCCGTACAAGTCCCGCAAGAGATGAAGCAAGTCTTTCTATACGACTCAATCCTAAATCAACAGTTTCCTCCAGCCCGAACATGCGGGACTCTTCTCCAAGTCCAAGCTGGCTTACATCTAACTTTGTACTGTCATATGTATTGTCTAATGCTTTAGCTGCATCTTCTTCAGGTAAGCCTGCAAGAGCGGACGTAAGTTCATCTATACTTCCTCCCCCTCCTGCATCAGGGCTGGGAACGATCTTCTTTGCTGCGTCTTCTTTAGCTGTTTCAGCAATCTGTGCAGGAGCCATCCCCGGGCGATGTATACCCGTAGCAGCCTTTTTCGGTGGACGTACAGGCGGCGCAGTATCAACACCTCTCTGCCTGTTGAACGTTTCTATCTCTGTACGTGTAGCCTGTTCGATCTCGGTCTGAGCGGGGTTTACCTCGAATACCCTGCCTTCGGTTGACTCTGCCCTGATAATCCCTTCCGGCGTGGTTTCCACGACCCTTGCAGTGCGAGGCCGTATAACGGGCTGCACTTCAGTTCCCACGTTTTCCATGACCCTGAGATACGCTCCTCCCTCAGTCTGCCATGCGGGTAACACCCTGCCACTAGGCGTTGTTACCGCTACGCCGGGCTTTGGAGCGGCAGCAACGTCAGCCTGCCTTGTGGCTGGGGTGGTGGGTGGATCAACAAAAGCAGTACGTCCTTTCCAGGCTTCTTCTGTACCCCGTATTGCTGTTGCCACTTCATCTAACGACGCATCTGTGGTGTCTACGACCAATTTCACAGGAATTGAGTTAGCACCTAATTTCTGCATAGCAGCGACACGATGCGCTCCCTCGATAACAACTGGCTCACCATCTTTACCAACCCCAATAATCACAGGGTCAATATGGTTGCTTTCACGAATCGCTTTAGCTAACTCATCTACGTGCCTAATATCATCAGCAGCAACAAATCCTCCTTCAGCACCCCATGAACGCAAGTCCATTTCTCTAATGCCTGGAATTTCTTCAAAAGACAAATAAGACGATCTCACAGAATCGAAATTATCAACTTTAGTGCTTGTTGTTCTCCCGTCTACGGTATCTCCCGCAAGAGGGTAGAACTCATCAAGCGTACCGCCAACTCCCCCAGCCCCCCTAGAAGGAACAATAGGCTCGTCAGCAAATCTTGCTACCCCCGGCAATCCTCCGGGCATACGTTCAGCCTGTCTTAGAGCCTCGCGTCCTGTTGCTCTTGCCGCTTCTCCAGCTTTACGGGTAACAGGTGCAAACTCTTCTGTAATACTCTGACCGGTTTCCTGCAATACTTGACCGACAGGTCTTCTGCCTGGCTTCTGTAAGGTTCCCAAATAAGGAACTAACTGTCGAAGTTCTTTAGCAACTTTAGTTCCAGCCCCAACTCCAATTATATTTAAAGGCTCAAAGGCACCTTCTGCAACATCCAGTGCGCTGAGATGAAAGGCAGGGTCCAGGCTGTCTTGGTTTACAAAAGGAAGATACACAGGAAACTGATGCGCCGACTCTCTCAACTCAGGGTCGCTTAAGGCTCTTGCCTCTGTAGTTTGGAAAGGATTAAGCCGCCGTCCTGCTTTTTCTATAAATCCCCCTGTCCTGTCTATTTCTCTCTGGGCTATTCTTGCAGCTTCAAACTTTCTTAACCACTCAAGTTGGCTGTCGTTAAGTAACCCAGGAAACTGATCCTCAAACGGAGTTCCTCTAAGCCTCTCCAGACCATGAACAATATCAGAGGCATCACTTACAACGTGTCCAGCCCCAAACCTCCCCGCCGCCGCAAGTCCTTTTAGTATCGGTTCTCCCATCTCTAAATGCGCTCTTCCAATCGCCCCTGCACCGCGCCCTAACGCTCTTGCAGGAGGCCCGATACCGCGCCCTATCGTCTGTCCTATGATATTTGTACTTCTCGGAGGAACCGGACGCTGGACATCTACAGCCTGTGTAGCCTGCGCTGTCTGGGGTCGAGGTCTTGCTGGTGCCGGGGCAAGTGCTACCGGTACTGGTGCTGGGGTGGGTGCCGGAGGTAGCGTGTCAACCATTTGCCGTCTGAACAGGTGGTCACGAGAGAATCTATCTACATCAAAATCAGCACCAAAAAGTTCTTTTAGTTCGTCAGCACGGGCTAGTGCCTGTATATCAATACCTTCACCAAACTGTTCCGTTGCACGAGTATGTGCATCTTCGGGGGACATCCCTCTCTCAACCAATGACTGTTCGAGTAGTTCATGGTTAATAAAATTCTGATAATCATCCTTTTCAGGTATGCTGCCATATTGTTCACGTTCAGCACCGCTTCGCTCTAAGTCAGCCATAATATCCGGCGACGTTTGAGAACGCTGAGACTCTGTAATCTTTCCCATTGCAACATCCCAGTCACTTGGAGTTGCGGTGACAACCGGTTGTGCTGTCTGAGGTCTTGCAGGTGCTGGGGCGGGTGCCGGGGCTGATACAGCCTGGAGTGCCTGTGGCCCGCCGGGCATTGAGCGGAGTGTGCGTAATGCGGCTTCCGCGCGCTTACCCCCCGCCTGTACTTCAGCAAGAAGCCTTCGGATTGCGTCCTGCGGCCTCTCCCTGTAGAGGTTCTGCTGCCCCCTTCCAACGAAGTCGGCGAACGACTGCATCGTCATCAGTGATACAGGAACCGGGTTTTAGGACTGAACCTGCTCTGCTGACTGTACTGCCTTCCTAGCTGTGCGAATCGTTCGGTAAACGGGAAGTCCTGGAGGAAGTCGGTGAACTTCATCGTCGGCTGTCCGCCGCCGAGTATCTGCTCACCCAGCTTCCCGTAGAACTCTGACATTGCCCCTGAATAAATATCCTGTGCCTGCCTTTTACGTGCAGACGTATCCATCATGCCTTTCTGTCCGAGCGTCCCGAAGAAGGCAGCACGAGGCTCTTCCTCAAGAAATCCTGCGAAGGTGGGGTTTATCGCCATTAGAGTCCGTACCTTTGAGCGGCAAAGTTAAGGAAGTTCTGCGGTGACTGTCCTGCTGCTGCTGCATCCTGTTTTGCAAGGAAGTAGTCAGCAAACAGGTCATCCTGCGATGGCCGACGGAACCTCGAACTTACAAGACCTGAGTATCTTCCCCTCTGCGCTGCTCCAAGAAGCCCCATAGCGTTTGCTGCTTCAGCCGCCGTTGATGGATCAAAATACGACGCGCCTGCCGCTTGCCCCGTTGGAATCCAATCTGACTGAAGTCCTCTAAGAGTTCCAAGATTCTGCAATGCCTGAGTATAAGCACCGCCAAGTCCTGTGGGTTTCGCGGCAGTTGTTCTGAGGAAGTCCTCGAACGACGGTCCGGGCATCCCTGTCACTGCCCCTACGGGAGCGGCTGCATCATCCGCCAGGTAGGTATCCATTCTTTCGCCTGCAAAATCAGTCCCGCCAATATCTCCGGCAGGAGCGGCTGCGACAGTCCCTGCTGCTGTGGCAGGCAGCATCATAGGAGGTCTTGTCATATCTGCAAGTGACCCGGCCCTAAATGCTCCAAGTAAATTCCCGCCGTACCTGGGATCAGTCTGCCGTTGCAGCCAACTGGCAACAGGTCCCACACCACTTCCCAACTCCTGTCCGAACACGTTCTGAAGGGCGCGTCGTATTCCTGCCCTTCTAAGATCAGGGTCGGCGATCATCTCCCGGCTGGTAAGAATAGGCGTACCCAAGGGGTCTGTTGCTGCAAATCCTCCGTTTACCCCTCCGTTAGTCGCTGCTGCTCCGGGGTCGGTGGACTGAAACCGTTCTGTCTGAGAGTTGTAATATCCCAGTTCAGGGTCATAAAAGCCATGCTGATATGGACCAGCCGCACTAACCCCACCTGCTCCACCTGCTGCTGCACCTGCTGCGCCTGCTTCGCCTACTATTCCTGGTGGTCCTGATGGTCCTCCCACCATGCCTCCTGCGCCTGCTTCGCCGAATGTTTCGAGCCTGCTGACCGGTGCGCCGTTAGCCGCTGGTGGCGGGGGTGCAACTCCCGTCCCTGGCTGAAACCCTGCTCCGGGGTCCTGGAATCCCTCTGGTCCGGCTGCAACTGCCCCCCCCGGCAGTACCATCATCCCCGGATCCTGGAATCCTGGAACTATCGGAAGCGGGACGGGTGCGACCGGCGATACATACGTGGTTGAGCCGGGGTCGAAGAGGTCGGGGTCTAAGGTCTGTGTAAAATCGTCAAACGTCCCGACGGGCGGTACGGTAACAACGGGCGGCTGCCCGAACTCTGCCGCGGGTCCGAACTGTCCCTCGTCCTGCAACCACATCGGGGGGCCTGCCGGTGCAGCGGGTGCTGTCAGCGGCGGCTGATATTCAAACGCACGCGCTCCCTCGCCAAATTCCTCGCCTACATCGCCTGCTCCGGGAGGTGCTGCCCGACCTGCTCCCGGCACCCTGCGCGGTGCTTCTAAAACGGGGAGTCCTATATCGGCACCTGTCTCTGCCTGCGCCCTGGCCTTCGTTCTTGCCTCCGCGACATTGTCGGCTTCGACGCGGACTGTCTCCCGCTCGCCATCTCCCATGGTTATCTCGACATTATAAAAAGCCATGCTTACATTCTCCCAAGCGGATTAACGCGAGGCCCGGGTCCTCCGGGCGTTCCTGGTGCTGCCTGTCTGGGATCTCCGACCCTCTCGAATCCCTGCATCTGCGACGACATTACGCCGCCCGGTATGCCGGGAGGCCGGGCTGGCCCTGCGGGTGCGCCCTGCATCTGCTGATCTGTCTGCTGTGCCTGCATACCTGCCGTCATGAGTAACTGCTGGAACTGCATATCCTGCGCTGTTTCCTGCTGCTGGTCCTGTTTCATTGTCTTTCGCAGGAGGTCTATATAGATTAACGCCTTTTCCTGTTCCCCTGAGTGCATCAGTCCTTCGATAAGCGTAAGCAGCAGTGCCTTCGGCTCGGTCACCTGTGCCTGCTGTGCGGAGATAGCGTTTCGGAACTGTTCAACGTCGTTGATCTGGAGGACATTCTCCCAAATCCATTCGTCGGGTGCAAGGGGTTTCGGCCCTTCCCTCATCATCTGCGCCATCGTCACAAGCTGGGGTTCGTCCTGTGGCATACGGACTCCGAAGTTTATGTCTATGGCACCTGCGCCTTCGAGGTCTGAGGGTTTTATCTCCTCGCTGAAGTAGCTTGCGATATCGTTGTGCCGTCCCCTTACGCTGACCGTGTCGAATCCCCCGAGTTCGTACTGCATCGAGATGATTTCGGAGATTTGCTTATAGCAGGAGGTTATGCCTTTTACCCTTGGCTCTATCTGGTGAGCGGAGCCTTCCTGGAGGATCTTTGCTGCGAATCCCGAGATTGCAAAGGGGAGTTCCCCGTAGCTGACGTTGGACAGTCCGCCTCTTTGCAGTTCGCCTGAGATAAGTCCGACAAAGGCCCCTGTGTCGAGTGGCATCGTCACTTCTTCCATCAGCCGGATGTCCGTTCCTGCGGGGAGCGGAACCTCGGAGCCGTCCTGCCACGGGTCGGTATCGAGGGTTGTCGTGCCGTCGGGGGAGACAATCTTGTACGGCCTTCTCACGGCTCGCCTTACGAGCGTCTTGTATGCGCTCATTGCGAAGTTATAGTCTGAGTAGAGGTCCCTGTTCGCGGCGAATATCGACTCTCCGTAGTCCCTTGCGGTGTCGTCCCCTGATATTTCGTCCTGTACCCACGGTGCGGGTCCCACTGCCCCGAGGAACACCGGGGCGCAGGGGTTTCCGTTTATGTCGCGGACGTTATGTTTCGTGAGTTTCTTCCCGAACTTCTTCTGTTCGTCGTCGCCTACGACGATAACGGCGTTCTCTGTCCTGGAGTAGTAGTCCCAGACGGTGATGCCGGAGGATGTTTCTCCTTCGGATGCGGGTTCGACATCCACGTTGAAGGCTCGTTTTACTGCGGACGGCGAGCGTTTGGTCTTGTGTGCGAGCCACACGATGCCCATATCGTCCATTTCGTAGCAGACATGGAGCGGGTCGAAGGGCGTTATATCGACATACGTGGTGTCGTCGTCGTGCTTGTTGAGCATTGCGCGTCCTGCGTACCATCCCCTGAGTACGACGTAGAAGGCAAGCTGTTCCCTGAGCGACGGCTGTCCGTACCTCTGCATCCGTTCGTCTGCGAGGTTCAAGGCCCCGATGACGAACTTTTCCTTGAGTGTCCCGGGGGTACGGTCTGCGACTTCTGCGCTTATGGGGACCCTTACGGACATCTGTGCGTTGGAGAGGTAGGAGATTATCTTGTCTGCGAGTATTTTCGGGGCGTTCGAGGTGTAACTCTGGTAGCCGTTTCCCGCGTCGTAGGGGTTCATACGGTACAGCCCGTAATCGTTCTCCATGCGAGTTCTTCGTGTTCGGAATCCCGGGGACTCCCAGACCTCTTCGATCTGTTCTGCAAGGTCGTCGATTCTTGCCAACCTGATGCCTTCTTTTACCTTGTTACCACCTGTTTACGGTGATTATCTTAGTCGCGCCAGCGGATCTTGCGTAGCCGAAGTTTACAACAAGTCCGTAGGTAACTGCCTTTACGCCGTGGTTAAAAGCGTCCCTTGGCTCTCTTCCGACAACATTATTATCCCTGTCTGTGCGCCATGTATAGACATGAATCTGGTCGTCGAACGGGTTCGCGCATCCCCCGAGTTCGGATATTATCCCCCTTGCCCGGGGATTTACGAGCAGGTTCGGCTGTTTTGTTGACGGGTTCTCTTTCAGGAACGTGTTGAACCGTTCTATTCCGTCGAGTACCCCGACGCG